GGCCCCGGCGAAGTGCTTCTCCTGCGCGGCTTCAAGTCCGTCGGCCAGTTCGACGCCGCCAAGCCCGACGTCTTCCTCGACCCGATCATGTTCAACGTGCGGGCCATGGCGCAGATCACCGACACCCCGCTGCGCATGTTCGACCCCCAGTCCAGTCAGCGCTCCGGCGAGTCCTACCGCGAGGAAGACGGCCCGTTCGTCAGCAAGGTCGAAGCCCGGCAGACTGCCTACGGCGCCGCCGCACAGGAGGCCTTCGAGTTCGCGCTCCGGCGCCTCGGAGTCGACGACCCGGTAGTCACCGTCGACTGGGTGCCGTCCCGCTCCGTGACAGACGCGCAGGGCTGGCAGACCGTCAAGGCGAAGATCGAGTCCGGGGTGCCGCGCAAGCAGGCCCTCATGGAGGCCGGCTACCGCGCCGAACAGGTCGACGAATGGCTGGAGGGCGTCGACGACGCCGAACTGATGCGCCGAGTCGACATCCTCGCCGCCGTCGCCGACTCCGCCCAGAAACTCGGAGCCGCCACCACGCTCGGCGTCGTCACGAACGAGCAGGCACAGCAACTCCTCAACGGAGCCCTCTCCGACATTGAACTCCTCGCCGGCGTCCAGGAGGCCACGTGATGGCCCGCCGCCCGGGCGCCGCCAACTTGCTGGCGTTCATCCGGGGCGAGCAGACCGACGCGGTCCGGGCGCTGGAGGACCGCATCGGCGGAGAAGCGATCGGCCGCGCGGACGAAGACTTCCAGGCCCTGCAGAGGCGCACCCTCACTGCCTGGACGGTCGCCTTCGGTGGTCCACAACAGCAGGCCACCGACGCGGGGACGCTCCGCCGCCTGCTCGCCGCCGTGCGAGCTGCCGTGCGTCGCATCCTCGGCCCGCTCGCCCCGCGATCCCGACGCGCCCTCGACCGACGCCTGGACGAGGCTGTCACACTCGGCGCCCAGCAACACCAGGCCTACCTGGCCGATACTGCCGGACGGCAGCGCCGACGAACCAGCCCTGCACCCAGCCGCAGCCTCCGCAGCACGGCCTCCGCGGTTGTAGACGTCGTGGCCAGACGTCGCGACCGGGCACTGCAACTCCTGCGCATGCCGGTGGCAACCCGCTGGTCGCGCGTCGCCACCGGCATCGGTGCAGCCCGCGGCGCCATCGGGGCGATCAGAACCCACATCTCCTGGGCTGTCGGGCAGGCCGTACAGGAAGGGCTGACGGCTGGCATCCGGGCGATCGGCGCACAGAAGCTGTGGATCTCCGAACGGGACGCCTGCGTGTCCTGCGCTGCCTATGCGGGCCTCCTCGCAGATGTGGACGCCGATTTCCCCGCCGGGCTGTCCTGGGATCCAGCGCAGCGTGGACGCGGCGAGTCGCTACCTGCGCCGCCTCTTCACCCCAACTGCCGCTGCCGCTGCGTCGCCTGGAAACCGGAGTGGGCCAGCGACGGGATCCCGTCACTGCCGGATGCTCTACGCCGCGAGGCCCGCCGCTCCATCGCCCGCGGCTGGTCCCTGCCCACCGAATCCGGCGCCGCCCGCATCCGTGCCGCCCGCGAACTCCTCGCCACCGGAGCGAACCTGCCCAAGAGCGTCGAAGAGTTCGCCGCCCACGCCGTCGCCGCAGGCCGCTTCGCCAATCGCACCGTTCCTACCGGCCCGTGATGGGCAACCCGCCACCCCGAGATGGGAGAACACCCATGAACAGCCTCGACCCCACCCGGCCGATCAGCCTGCCGCCCGGCACCGTCATCGGCTACGTCTCTGGCCGCCCCGTCTACAACATCGCCGGCGGCGCCGACGACACCGACTCCGACGTCGACATGGGCGACGAGAACGGCGAAGAGCCGGAGCCCGCCGTCGAGGAGGAGCCGGACGACGAGTCGGATGCGGAGGACGAGGAGCAGCCCAAGCCGAAGGCTCCCGTCAAGAAGCCGGAGGCGAAGAGGGACGACTATGTCGCCCCGTCGCGCGACGAGTGGGCGCGCACTCAGGCGGCGCTGAAGAAGGCCAACGACGATGCGAAGCGGCACCGGCTCCGCAACAAGGAGCTGGAGGACAAGGCGCGCGGCGATGAGACCGAGCACGACAAGGCGCTGCGGGAGGCCCGCGAGCAGGGCGAGAAGCGGTTCCGTGCCCCGCTGGTGCGAACGGCCGCCCGCTCGGCGCTCGTTGAGGCGGGCGCGCTCGCGTTCCTTGCGGAGGAGAAGGACCCCGAGTCGCGCGAGGCCCGCGACAAGGCGGACTCGCGGCTGGCCCGGCTGATGAAGCTCCTCGATACCGACGCCCTGGACGTGGATGACGACGGCGGGGTGTCTGGTCTGGAGTCGGCGGTCGACGATCTGCGCGCCGACTGCCCCGAACTCTTCGCTGCCCCGCCGAAGAAGGCGAAGCCCCGGCCGACGGCCGCAGCCCGCCCGGCAGCACCGGACAAGCCGAAGTCGGCAGCGGAGCTGCATGCGCTGCGAGCACTGGGCCGCAGTTGACATTCCAAGGTATATTCATCATGTGATGAATTGATTCGGTGATCGAACCAGCTCACGCCCTTTAATGCGAAGGCGCCCGTGATGGGGCCCGCACCCGACAGCAGCCCCATCACGCAGCCCGCAGGAGGGCCACAGTGGCTCGCAACACCATGGAAGCCTGGATCCCGGAAGAGTACGACTCCGAGGTCATCCAGAGGATCACCCAGACCTCCGTCGTCGAAGCCGTCGCCAACCGCATCCCCATGACGTCCGACACCCGCCACGCCCCCCGCAGCGCGGGCATGGGCGTCGAGGTCATCGACAAGGGCGCCGCCTACGGCGAAGACACCAGCCTCAACGACGACGTCGTCCTCACCGCCAAGAAATTCGGCAAGGTCGTCCGCATCGCCGAAGAGGACATCAACGACGCCCTCCCCAACACCCTCGCCGTGAAGATGAAGGACTGGGGCATCTCCTACGCGAAGATCCTCGACAACGCGTGCCTCGGCGTCACCGCCGTACCCGGCGTCGGCGTCCCCTTCCAGTCCCTGTACAGCCTGCTCCACACCACGGACGCCACCCTCGGCTACACCGCCGACAGCAACATCACCACCGCGGCCAGCTCCGGCGCCACCTACGACGACTACTCCACCGCGATCGGCAACGTCGAGGCGGGCGACTACTACGACCCGGCGACCATGCTGGCCATCGCCCACCCCACGTTCAAGAAGTCGATGCGTGGCATCAAGGACGGCCAGCAGCGCCCCATCTTCATCGAGGGCCTGGCCGGAACCCCCGACACAATCTTCGGCGTGCCGATCCGCTGGTCGCTAGGCGCCCGCCTCCACGCCACCGCCACCTCCGCGCCCACCGGCCGCCCGCTCATGGCGTTCGCCTCCACCGACCTCATGCTGCTCGGCATCCGCTCCGGCCCCGAGTCCGTGTTCATCGACGGCCGCGACGGCACGTCAGCGCTCACCGACGAGTCGCTGCTGAAGATGCGCGCCCGCCGCGGCTGGGCCTACGGCCACCCGGCCGGCGCCTCCATCCTCGTCGGCTGACCCTCACTTCCCCACCCCTGCACCGCCCCTGTGGCTGGACGGTGCCGGGTGACCGGAAGGAGGAGCCATGGCAGCAGCGAAGAAGACGGCGAGTACCGAAGCGAAGGCGCGGGCCAAGCAGTTCCCCGCCAAGGACGGCGAGCCGGAGATCGAGGTCGACGAGCGGTCCGCCGACGGCGCCGAAGGAACTCGGTACGTCAAGGAGTTCGTGGTCCTCAGGGCGTCCTGGCCTGCCCGGGACGAGGACGAGGCGCACACCGCGAACGCGGCGGCCGTCGCCAACGAGGCCATCCAGCGCGGCCTCCACCCGCGGGGCAAGGCCCGCTTCGACGGCGCCGAGGACCACCCCGACGGGCACTCGCTGACTCTCACCTACAGCGTCGACGTCGTCCCCTCGTCGATCGACACGGAACCGGCCGAGACCACCACGCCCCGCGACGTCCTCACCGACGACGCCAAGAGCGAGGACTGATGGTCGACGCCTGGGCCACTCCGCAGCAGGTCGGCGAGATCACCGGTGTCGCGGTGACCGATGCCCAGCTCGGTCAGGCGCAGGCGTCCATCGAAATGTTCTCCAACCGGATCTACCCCGACACGGAGCGGATGCGGGTACGCGACCTGTACTGGCTGCGCATGGCCGTCGCCTATCAGGCTGCGTGGGAGGCGGGCCAGTTCGACCTGAACACGCGCCTGGACGCCAACCAGGTGCAGCAGGACGGCATCGTCGCCAACCTCGACGGCCGCGCCATGTCGCTCGGCCCGCGTGCCAAGCAGGCCCTGCAGCGCTGCTCCTGGATGCGGTCCCGCACGATCCACCTGCAGACCCCGTTCGAGAGCGGCGGCCGGTACAGCAATGCTCTCGCCGAGGCGGCCGACGAGCAGCAGGACTGGTCGCCCATGCCGGGAGGTGGCTGATGTTCATGGCCACCACCACCGTCAGCATCCTCGGCGGCAGCGGCGAGGACGAGTTCGGCGACGAGACGGACGGCGACATCCCGCTCGCCACGAAGATCCCGGCATCGCTCATCGAGTCGACGCGCACCGCGATGGAGCCCGTCTCCGGAACACCCCGCATCATTCGCACCCACATCTGCCGACTCCCGCCGGACACAGCCGTCGACGAGAAGCAGCGGATCAAGGACGAGGTGACCGGCGAGATCTACATCGTCGTCGCCGCCACCCGCAACGCCAACCCGGTCATCGCGCAACCCCTGCGCGCCGACCTGAAACGCACAGGACGAGCCGCCTGACGCTCCGACATACCAACCGCCCGACCGGCACCCACGGCCCGTAAACGGCCCGCCGCAACGGCAACCAGACCCGCCAGCCGTAGAGGAGGTGCAGGGCGATGCTGAGCGCACACTACGAGGTCACCGTGAACCACGGCTGGCCCGGCTGGGTCCGCAACGCCGTCACCCGCTACCTCCACAAACTCGGCCGCGAAATCCAGAACGACATGGAACGCATGGCCCCTGTGCGTACCGGTCGGCTCCGCGGCGGCCTCTATCACGAGGTGAACCGTGGCCAGTTGCGCGTCGGCGTCCGCAACGTCCCGTACTGGTCGACGGTCGAGTTCGGGTCCGGGCCGCACGAGATCCGGCCCGTCACCAAGAAGGCCTTGCACTGGCCAGGCGCCCGGCATCCCGTGAACCGGGTCTGGCACCCCGGCACGCCCGCGCAGCCCTTTATACGGCCCAGCCTCTACAAGCGGCGGGGGAGTCTCTGATGGCCGTCATCCCGACCGCTAACACGGAGCTGGTCGCGGTGGCCTGGCTGTCCAGCGCCGCAGGAGTGGAGCCGGGTCAGGTGGCCACCACCCTGCCGTCCGACGGTGCCGCATGGGCAGAGAACGGGTTTTTGCATGTGGTCGGTGCGGTCGGCGGCAGCCCGCAGCTGTACTACGCGCTGCGCGAGCCCGTCGTCCAGGTTGACGCCTACGCCGTGAACCCGAACTCAGGGAAGCCGCCGTGGGGCAAGGCGGCGAGCTTGATGGAACTGGTCGTCGCGGCGACCTACGACGAGGCCGGACTGCAGCGCGTGCTCACGCTACGGCCCGGTTACCCCCAGGCCCGAGTGCTCACCGCGCACTTCGCCTCAGAGCCGCGCCGGATGCCCGCCGACGACGCCTCATACGCCCGCTACCAGGCCGACTTGCATATCCATTGGATCACCCTCTAGGAGCGCCATGCCGACCGTCCGCACCACCATCCAGCCCGACGTCACCCTCGAGGTGTCCGACGCCGAGTACACCGACCTCGAGCGCCAGGGCCTCCTGCTCGTCGAGGCCGACCCCAAGGGCGCCGCGACGCCCGCCCCTGCCGCCGCACCGGCCAAGACCCCGACCGCTGCGAAGAGCAAGG